CTTTTGTATTATTATACATCATGCCTTAATTCTTTTACTATACATCCCCTTAACATTATATTTTTTTACTATAGGGTGTGTTTTTTTTATTTCTTTTTTAGGTTTTATATATTTCTGTGACGCTAGTAAAGCCAATGATGATGATATACTAGCATCGTACTTTGTTCTATTATCTATCTCAAACCTACTCCAATCATCAAGAAGCGTATTAAAAAAACATCTACCAATCTCCCCTGTATCTGCATTATAACCAACATGATCATATATATATGTTGCTATAGCTTCTGCCTGAGCATTTATCACTGCAGCACCTGATCCAGGTATTCCTTTTGTCTTTTGCTTTCCTCTACTCCACTCTGTGTGCGTCATATCTGGTCTATCCATTAAATACTCATAGTATCCTCTATTTTCAAAATACTTTAGTATTCCTACCTTATTGTTCTCTACTAATATTTGACAGCCATAAAAAACACACATCTTAATCATGTCTTCATAAAATATTTCCGCTTTAGGTGGTCTATTAATGTACTCACATACAAACTGCATAGACGCATCACTTGACATGCTAAACTTATGAAATACATGAGCAGCAGCATCAGACCTTCTACCATCGGTAGTCGTGTCATGATCGTAAGGGTCACAACCTGCAACAAGTTGATCTGATCTACCAGGAAACTTTTTATTAAATCTAGACGATACAACATTTTGATTATGAATGTCTGGAACCCAAGTGATTTCCCACTTACCCTTTCTGTGAGGTATCCATATAACCTCGCTATCCTGTACACCATTTTTCCAAACAAACTCACCCCTTGTTGTAGGAGTATTATTAACTTCGTTGTAATCCATTTGTTGATAAATTCTCTCGACATCAAATATACAACTTTGTGTGTCATTTCTAAAGGCTTCTTCTACAGTAAATGGAAACTGACGCTTAAACTCTGATAACGCTGTTGTATCATTTTTTAAAGCATCTCTTCTATTTTGTATATAATCTTTAGCACCAGTATCAACAAGCATGTCATCAATTCCCATTACAGGGGTTTCTGGAGTATCTACAACGCTATAACCATACTCGTCAATAAATCCCTCTAGGTTATCAAACGCAGGTATAAATAACTTATACAAACCGCTCTTTGTCCTACCATTAAGATCTTTTTCTCCCATATCAGAGTTGTAGAATATATCTTTAAACTCTGCACCACCATCCTGTTGTTTATTAGCAGTAGACCCCATCATACACTTTCCTACAACCTTTCTACCAAGTAGTAAACAAGTTTGAGTTACACCCCAGTTTTTCTTAATAGAGTTTTGCCCTGTCCACTTACCAGCCTCATCATGTATAAGAAGCTTAAGCTTCATACCATCATAGCTATTGTCTGCTGTATTTTTCCAATCTATTATAGAATTTAAAGCTTCAGACTTTTCTATATGCTTTTGATTTTTAGTAATCTTTTTAGCAGGCTCTCTAAACGCTAGCTCTACACGAGGATTACTAGAACCATCCTGTATAGGTTGAAAAAAGAACGGGTAGTTTCTATATATACGAACTACTTTATCAGTAAACATAGTTTTAGCATCAGCTCCAGTTTTAGAAAGCAAACCAAAGTTACTATCGTAAATCTGTGTAGCTTGATTAACTATTTCACTACTAGCCATATAAGAAAAACCACTACGTCTGTTTTTAAGAAAACACATGCCGTAAGAGTTCTTGTCGTTTTTACACGCTTCCCAAAAAATAAAGAACGTTCTGTTAGCATCCCTATAATCAGGATAACCAACATCTATTTTACTCCACTGGATAAACATATAATGAGATCCAGTGATATAAGTAGGGATGCCATTATTGTAAAACCACAATCCTTCTCTTCTACGTCTAAACTCTTCTTCTATGTAGTCTACATAATCTGTGGCATTATCCCTTGTTAAACCCTTTGGTATATCCTCTCTAGTCCACTTTTGTTTTTTCTTAGGGAGGTTATGATATAGTATATCTTTTTTATATCTAGGTTTTTTAGGCAGAACTATCTTTAAGTTATCAAACTCTAAGATCTCTCCTTCGTTACCCTCTATTAGATATATAGTATCACTTTTTTGCATACCGTTCAGCAAAAGACCCTTTAAAGTCTTTTTTCTCTTCTATTAAGGATTCACCTTCCTTGATTCTATCCTCAAGGTTTTTTATTCCTAAAAGAATTTCTTGACAGTCTTCAAAGCATTCTCTTTTTGCTTTTATAGCTTGTCTTCTTTTAGCATCATCTTCCTCTATTAAAGGTTTGCCTATCTCTTCAATAAGAAGATCTACAGCTCCTTTACTTGCTTCTATTAACTTCTCTAAAGTCTTAAGAGCATAATCTCTATTCTGCTCTTTCATATACAGCTAACACATCAAAGTTACGCATACGAAGAAGTTTTTGACCATCTATATTCATGTCATATTCAGAGTTTTCACTCCACATAACTCTGTCACCCTTTTTAACTCCCTGATCTTTCATCCAGTCATTTATTATAACTGCTTTTCCATGAAGCTCTACTTCAGATGCTGAAGTTTCTAAAAATATACCAGATTCAGACTTTTCTGGCTCTTTCATTTCTTGCTCCATAAAATTCCAAACTCCTACGGGAATATACTCCTCTTCTCTTTTAATAAGGTATATCTGCTCTGCAAAAGCTTGATATATATTATCCTTATCAGCATGCTCAACATAATTTGTATCTGTTGCTACAAAATGGTGAAACCAAACTTTATCACCTTCTTGTATTCCAGTTTCTTTAGTGTCTTGCATTGGTGTTTTATACACCGTACCATACTGTCTTGCCAACCTCATAGGATCATAAGAAGTGTCTCTATACAACTCTACTCCGTTTAACATTATAGTATCCTCTGTTTCTTTTTCTACCTCTATCCAGTAGACATCTTTAATTGGCTTCATTTTTGATTATATTTACTTTTACTACTTACTTAACCTCGTACTCTTCTTCCAGTACTGCAGTGTTATACTCTATAGCTGTAGGTTGAGAGAAAAACCTTTTCCAAGGTCTTGAAAACTCTTCACCATCTTTTTTTATATATACATCATACACTACCTGTTGATGTTTATACCAAGCCGCCTCGTCTTGAATTATTGCGGTGACTTCTAGTGAACCTCCAAGCATCTTTTGACCTACCTGATAAGTCAGTCCTTGCTTTAAGTCCCCTATTGTTATCTTTCTTATAATAGGGTTTATTGTTTCCATTTTTCTTTAATTTAAATTTGTTATGTATTCTACTCAAATAAATCTCTAGACATTTTTATAAACCCAATCTGCATACCTCTACCTGATGCACTTAAAGCTTGAACTCCTACAAAAGGTAATAAATCTATATCGTCTGTTAAAGCTAAAGACTTTGCAGTACTTACAGATTCAGTTACACCACCTGCAGTAGTTGTTGTTGGAGTAGAGGTTAAACCGTATTGAACGTTGTTTACAAAAACACTAATTTTTCTATTTTCATCAATAGAAATTCTTAATTTATACACAGTGCTAGCAACAACTGATATACCTAAATCTGTTATATAATCTGTGCCACCTACACTATACACAAAGTGTAAATTTCCATTAGTTGTTAAGGCTCCTAAATCATCATCAGTAGCGTACAAGAAGTAAGCTTGATTTGCATCTGTAGCATAAGTTCCCACCTCAGTTAATTTTAATCCTGCCCATATGGCATAATTAGTTATAGTACCACCTGTAGACAAACCACAATCAAACTGTATTTTATTTTCTGTACCAAAAGGAACAGAAGACCAAGCTGAAGAATCAAAAGTAGTTGGGATTTCAGTCTCACCATCTCTAGTTGTTAAAACGGTAAAATCATTGTCAGTAGTTCCTGTAACTAACTTAATACCAGCAAAACCATTAGTAGGTCTTCCAGCATTACCGCTTACTTGAACAGATCCAGAGCTAGTACCACCTAAAACAAAATTTTGATTAGGAGTAATATAAGGATCTATTACAAAAAATAATTTAAACACTTGATCAGCAATATCAGTACCATTAGTACCGATACGTATTTTACAACTACCATCAGCTACATCAAGAACCATAACGCTAACTATAGCATTATCAGCTGTATTTGTATTTGAATCTATTATGCTAACTAAAACTTGAGATGTAGCTCCGTATATATGATCATTGTTAAAAGTAAACTGCACAGTATCTGTAGCAGCTAAATCAACTGATTGCATAGTTATAACACCATACTTAGCATTCAAAGTTACAGTATTTGTAGCACTTGAAGATTGAGTTACTTGAGTGTCTGCTATACCTAAACTTGGAACTTTTTCAAAATACTCTACAAGCTCAAATCTATCATCTGATTGAGATACCGTACCATTCACTTTAAGATTAGAGTTCTTATCTAAAGTCATAGAAACAGATCCATTAGTACTAAAACTAAATGAATCATCAGCGTGATTGTAAGATATTTTACCCACATCATTGTCATTAGCATCACCAAAAAACATATTACCTTTATGTGACGCACCTGATAATATAGATAAACCAGTATTAGTTGAAGACTCTAAAACAATTTCATCAGCTAAAGAGTTTGATGTAACTGATCCTGCAGATGTAGATAAAACATGTAACAAACCATCGGGATTAGACCCTGTATTACCAATACCTACCTTTGGAAAAACAGCCTTATCTGTAGACAACTTCATGGCAACATTATTTCCAGAACCACTTTGAATCTGTTTTAAAGAACTGCTAGAAATTTCACTAGAAGATTGGATTAAATTCTTATATGTAGATGCTATTGATCTTCCTTTTAAATCTGACATTTTATTTTTTTCTTATTTTTTCTATAGACCTACCAGCAAAGTAAGCTCCATATACTGTTATTAATAACGTTTGATATATAGGTATATAACTTTCTTGAATCTCAAACCCACCTGCGTTCCCATCAAACACTGACAAAACTACAAAAATTGCAGTTAAAAATATACATATCAAAGGACGAATGTTTTTAGAAAGCCAATTATCAGACTTCATATCCGCCTCCCATCGTCTAGTAACCTGTTCTTGTGCTTGTGATTCAGCTTGCATAAGAACCTCTTCCATCTTACGCTTTGCTTCTAGTCTTTCTTCTTCAGAGGTGCTAAGATTGTCTATTACATCTCCAACTTGTTTAACAACACCTCCACTTAAAAAATTTAATAGTTTACTCATAATTACGCAAGTTTGTAAGCAGTGTCACCATCTTTATCTTTATACGCTTCTAAAACCTGCTTTCTATTACTATTCTTTTTTAACGATATATGTATCCAAGAAAAATCAAACTCGTTTATCATTTGATCAAACTCTAAACCTGAATCTAATATCCAATCATAAATAACTTTGTTATTCATTTTTCCTTTTTCCCAAAACTGGAGATCCAAAGCTTCACCTTTACTATGCTGTGAGCGACTACTCCCCCCAATTGCACGATTAAGTGACGGGGAACGATAACCACTACTAATCCGAATAGGACCAATAGAGTCACGAAGAGGCTGTATAAGATTGTCAATAAGCCTTTGCATGCTTCCCAAGTGTTTCTCCGACATCTCATTGCTTATACCTAATCTTTTTGCTGTGTTACTGTGTTCTATCTCTGCACGAGAGAAATTTTTACTTAGTTTCATAATTTAAATTTAAAACGCTTCCATGACTATTTCGTCTATAGAATTTTGAACTTCACTCTTAGTAGCTTCCATAGTCATCATTATATTTGCTTGAAATCTTTTTACTTCTTCATTATTATTAAATATCACAATAGTAGGAACAACTACTATCTTATACTCACTTGCCCATCTAGAATCAGATGTAATATCTACTCTTTCTACCTCACAATCTGTTAACTTTGTTAACCAAACAACTTCGTTAGCTTTATTAAAACTAGCATTAAACTCAACAGCTACCATCCCATCAGAAAAGTCCTGACACATAGCTGTAAATGGTAATAGAAATAATATTAATAGTTTTCTCATATTGCTATTTTAACGGTTAATACACCTAGTGTTGCTCCTATTGTGTTTACTAACATGTCTTCCCAATTAGAATCTCCATTCTTTATATCGTACATCTCTTTTCCAGCACCAACAATTAATGACATTCCCAAACCAGACAATATAGCACGTTTTCTGTTTTTTGTTTTGTTATAAACTATAGCAGATACTGCAGAGCTTATTACATAACATCCTGCTGCGTGAAGTTGTTTGTCTTCTGCAATAGCAAAATCTTTAACAGCATTTAAAGCAGTATTAAAATTATTAGCGTTACGTGCTGGCAAATGTTGTGCGTTTACAGCTGCTGTTATAATAATTAATAATACTAATGTTTTTATCATTACTTTAAATCGTCTATCTTTTCCTCTAAACGAAGCATGTGACCTTTAATTTCTTTTACATCTTCTTGAGTAGTCATAATAGTTTGTCTAATAAGTTGATCTTTCATGTCATACTCCATTCGAGTAATTTCAGGATCAGGAGGAAGGGGTAGTTCTTTAGCTTCTGTTATGTCTGCTTGCAAGGTAAACCACATACCTACTAGTGTGAATATTAAAACTGCTATTCCAGCTAATGTTTTTATACTTAACTTTAGGGTAGTATCTTCATTTAATTCTTTTGCCATCTTTAGAATATTATATAATTAAGGCCAACGCTAAAGTTGTGCCACTGTCTGTTCCAATACTTATTGTATCTTCCTTCCACAAATATACCAAAACTTTTATTAAATCTATAACCATAAATTAAACCTAAAGAATAGTCAACCCATTGGCCTTCATTAAACTTATGATAAGAGTAAGTATTTTTAGTGTCTAAATGATATGGCATGATGTTTCCCCAAGTATGAAACCAGAAGTCTTTTGTAAAATGATAATAGTCCAAACCCATAACAAAAGAATACTCAACTATATTAGATATAGAGTTTCTTTGTTTTTCTACATAATTATTTATAACTTGTGGTATAACAACTTCTTCCCACACTTCTTGACTGCTGGCTACAAGAACTCCATCAGGCGAAAAGTATTCTCCCCCTAGGGTGATGTTGTACCCCTCTTGAAGAGCAAGGTATGTATAATGAAGAGTCCCATTATCTAATACCCAGTCTTCTAAAGGATTAAAGCCATAAGGTTCGGCAAGTCTTTGTACTAAACCCCCATTTAATGAAAGCTTACCGCTCCTTATCTTTAATCTAAATCTTTCTGATGCTTCAAAATATTTTATATCTGCAAAACCATCCTCAAGATACTCTACTTTACTTACCCATTTATCTGCAACATATCTTACAAAGTGATGATGATTAGTGTAGTTTATCCCTAAACGTCTTACAAAATCAGCCTCGAACAAATATTCAAAACCATCAACTCTACCAATGGTTGCGGCATCAGAATAAGAATTTTCTGTACCATTATAAAAAGTGTTGGCTCTGTTCTCATATCCAAATCTTTTAATCTTTCTAATACCAATAGATATATTGTAATCAAATGGTGTTTTAATAGTTTCTTCTTCTAAAGATCCAGATGTTACAGACCATATTTGATCATCACCTAATGATGTACCACCATTAATTGCGGCATACATTGTTGAATACTTAAAAATACTTTTAAGATTTTGTGCACCTCCTATAAAGGGAATAAATAATAATATTAATAATATTTTTCTCATCTCTTTAATAGTTTTGTTGTGCTAGTACTACCATTATATGTTACGCTAAAATTATAAATTCCAGAAGGTAATAAGCTTACGTCTAAGTAATTTAATCCTTTATGTGTTTGAGTTTCTTTTATTTTAATAATAAGCTTACCTGTTATGTCGTAAACCATAATACCAACAGGTCCGTTTGTTAATATATTTAACATATCTCCCATAGGATTAGGATACATAACTATATTGTGACCTCTAAGTAAATTTCTAGTATCAAGTTCGCTATCTTCACTGCAACTCCAATATAGTTGTTGACATTTATCATCCCAATCATTATTACAACAATAAGGATCTACCATAATTACCCAAGCATAACATGTGTCATTTAACCAGTATGGAACTCCAGGACCTCCAATACAACCTGCATCATATAAACAACTTCCATCATCCGTATTATACACTGCATCATAGTTATGAGCAAAAGGATCCATACATCCCTCTAATACATCTATGCAGCCACCATTATCAGTGTTTGCTTGTGTATCATAATTAAAAGCTGTACTGTCAGTGCAGCCATACATTATATCAATACAAGAAAAGTCTTCTGTATTTGCTTCTAAGTCGTAGTTAAAAGCGTTAGGATCTGTACACCCATAAATTATTGGGATGCAAGACTCATTATTAGTGTTAGCGACAGGGTCGTAATTAAAAGCAGTAGTATCAGTACACCCAAATATAAAAGGGATACAATTATCGCTTGCTGTATTTGCTTCATCATTATAATTATACATTGTAGGGTCCATACATCCTATTATTACAGGAATGCAGCTACCATCATTAACATTAGATTCTACATCAAAATTAAACGCGTTTGGATCTGTACATCCAGGCACAGGGTATATACAGTTATCGTTATTTACATTAGCTGTACTATCGTAGTTAAGAGCTAGCTCATCAGTACATCCAAAATATAAACAAGATTCATCGGCAGTATTTGCTTCAGGATTATAATTCCAAGCTTCCTGATTCATACAGCCAACTATTACTGCAACACAAGAGCTATCGTCTACATTAGCAATTGAGTCATAATTAAATGCGAAGGGTGAGGTACAACCTTCTATAATCTCAACGCAAGAATCATCATCGGTATTTGCTTCTGAGTTATAGTTTAAAGCCTGTTCATCCAAACACCCGTAAATTTTTGGTATACAGTAATCGCCACAAAAAGGCATGGCATCATATACATGCCAAAAAGGTGGCTTGTAAGCTTTAAGTGCTCCTTGTCCATTATTAGAAAATGGAAAAACACCACCTTGCAATGTTACATCACCACCTGAGTTTATAAGCTTAAATGAATTATGCATAGTCTGGAATGCAACTTCTGCAGGAGGAGTTTGTTGACTAGCTATTTCAAAATAATATACTTTAACAGGTTTATCTGTTTCTAATACTAAATTAAACTGTTGTGAATAAGAACCAGGTCCCATAGTATATGTTCCAAGAATACTATCTTCTTGTACTACACCTATATAACAATCACCCCAACCGTCACCACCATCATCTTCTATAATAAGAGTATAGTTACATGTAGGTACTATTTCATTTAGTGTAGCTTCTAGGTTATAGTTAAATGCGTTAGGATTTATACATCCTAGTGTGTGTAATGTTTCACAGCTACCATCGTCAAAGTTAGCCTGTGGATTAAATTCTATGTATGTATTATTTGTACATCCTTCTATTATAGGTAGGTCACATTGCTCTAACCATATAGGGCCAGAATATGCAACACTACCAAACCCTGCACTATCTAATGACCATAAAGTATCTAAACTACCACAAGGCTCTGCATCACCAAGTATTATAAAGTTTCCATCTGAACCACCAAATAAAGAACCTTCTAAACCATCACCATATACATCACTTAATATAAGTTCTACACCTGTTTCGGGTACGCACAGATCATATACAATAGTTTGATTTGCTTGCTCGTAAGAGTATTCTCCTGCTATTACGCTTTCTACAGGTTGACCGTTAGATAAATCTGTTAGTATCCATCCTGTTTCACTAGGATATTGGTCTAATGTAAGTTTAAAAATCATTTTAGCCTCACCGTCAGAACAACTTAATCCTATGCAAGTGTTGTTATCAAACTCAGCCCAAGGATTGTAATTAGGTGCTTCAGGATTTGTACATCCAAATATCCCTTCTGGTTCAGGAGGCAGTGGTGCTTCACAATCTCCTGCATCATAACCAAACTCTTCACAATTAAAGTTTATAGGATTTCCATTCCATGTGTAAGAACCATCATCACAAAATCCATCACCTAACCAATTCTCTGGAGATGGTGTGTTATCGCAATCTACAAATAAAGTGTCTTGAGAATAAACGTTTAAAGATATAAGTAGTATTAAATAAAATATTTTTTTCATTACGCATTTCTTACTTTTTGGGCTACTTTTTTACTATATTTTGCAAATTGTTTACCTTTTTTTCTAGCTCTTTTTTTAGCTCTGTTTGTAGCAGCTCTTTCACTAGGACTTAAAGATTCTCTAACAGATTTAGGTAAGTATCTACCTCTTTGGCTTACAGGTTTTTTCTTGTCTTTTTTACTGACATAATCCCAATCCTGATCACCCCAGTCTTTTAAACTTTTTTGTGATTTTCTTAAAGCCTTCATTAGTTTCTATAGCCACCTCCTGCAGCTTTATAAGCTTTAGCTAACATTTGAGCTTTCCTAGCAGACCA